GTGTTTGAAAACTCCTTTGGTTACGTAGTTTTGATACCACTTTTCCCAAAGAGGAACAGGCGGGAGTGGGACATCTAGTTTTTCTGAGGTGATCCGGTTGCCGCAGATACAATCTGCGGCGTGATGGCGAGAAAGACATTCTCAACTCCACCACGGGTAGCGTTATGGAAACCCACAACTTTGCCAGATTCGGCATCAACTACCACACCAGAACAGTTTCCGTCAATCGAAGACAGCTTATAGATTCCGACTTTGTGCTTTGATACACTCGAGAGACTCATTGAGTCACACGCGTCCTCAATCCGCAACACGCGACCAGCATCAAAGCTGATATCACCTGTCATGAATTGTTCATCACTATCATAGGCGAACAATGCCACCTTACGCCCTGGAGCGGGCATAGAATGATGAAGCGATGGAAGATCCTTAAAAGAATCAGGACGTGCAAACCAGAGAAGGTCATAGCTAAGCTTTTTGCCGCTCTTTCTCTCTACAGAATGTTCGAGGACTTTTCCGTCCAAACGAAAGGAGAATTTGATCTTGTCATTTTCTTCCTTAAAGATGTGCTCACACACAACTACACCATTCCACATTAAGTTTGCATTAAGACACCGAGTGCCAATGCGTGCCAGTCCAACAGCACCTTGCACTTTGCCAAGTGAAAAGCGTTTCCCATTTATCGCGGATTCATTTTTATCCTTTGCGACATGTAGGAACTCACATTTATCCCCAAGCTTACAATTTCCTTTTTCGAAAAAGTAACAAGGGTGTGACTTCTTGTCTGGACACGACTTTCCTACATGACCAACACTGCCACAAACAGAGCACTTCCCTATAGGGTGCTTCTTGTTAAGGTTCTTCTTTACCTTACTCACTGCGTCTACCAATTTCTTAGCAGACTCCAATTGAGCGGACTCGTTAGTTCCATGCATGAAGTCATTGAGCAATCCCGCATGCGGGAGATGAGAGGGTACAACAAAATTGTCGTCCCGTTTGGTCTTGACTAGGTTTCCACCATTGTCACGTGTCCAAATAGAGTTGTTGTCGTTGTCACCAGGTTTCTGATACGAGTTATGGGCTTTCGCTCCACGACCTACCGTATTAGTCCTTTTGGTTTTGCGACGTTGTTTACTCTTCTCACCTTCATACTTCCAACCACACTTTTTGCATGTCACCTGATTAGGTTGATGCACACACTCAGCTTTAGCTTCAGCTTTCGCTTCAGGCTTTGCTGGCATGGGGGTCAGAGCAGGATGCTCTTTTGGCTCACACTCAGCCCAATGCATACATTTTAAACCACCGCAGTGGATGTTGCATGACTTCTTCGCAGAAACACCTATCGGTGTCCCGTTCAGAAACCAAGGACATTTGTGCTTGCCAACTGTGATGTGACAGCAACCATCTTTCGCTTCCTTTTTAAAGGTTACTACAGGAGGGGCAGCTTTCGCTTTCTTTTTCCCCGAAGCATTTTTCTTCGGTTGCTGTGTCTTGGCTTCAGCCTTCTCTGCTTTAGCTTTAGACTTTTCCTTCTTTCGGCTTTTGCGTTCCGTTTTATGGAGTACTTTGACAACCAATAACAGAACCGCGAACAAACATATCATGACCACTGGTAGTAACCATGGACGTTCAGTGCATTGCTTCTTCAATGCATTCAGATGGACCAGATCTTCTGTCTGATTCCAATATTCACGGAGCGCATCAAATGCCGTAGGAGGCACAACAGGTTCAGGCACTGCACTTGCGGGTGCAAAGCCCAAGCCACGCGTATCACCAGGCAGGCGAGGAGCACTAGCGGAGTTCAACGGTTTAGGCAAAAGAGCAGCTTGACGCTGCAACTCTACCATAAAAG